TTAGTTTTTGGATTCGGAGGTGATAACGCATGGCTGATGAAATGTCGGTGATTTCCAATGACCTGTTCGGGCGGCTGGACATCTATGCGTCCTCCGATGAGATTACCCCTGATAACGTGGTCTCGGAATTGAACACGGCGCTGCCGTACCACGTTCAGAACCTTCTTCAAGAGGATTTCCTGTACTGGTATCGGCGCAACGTGCAGCCTATCCTCCACAGGCACAAAGACGTGCGGCCCGAGATCATGAACATTGTTCAGGAAAACCACGCGGATGAGATTTGTACGTTCAAAAACGGGTATTTTCTGACCCAGCCCGCGTTTTATACGGCCCGGCGTGAAGGTGCCCAGGGCAAGGTGGACAAGCTGAATGAGTTCCTTTATCGGAGCTACAAGCAAGTCGCCGATGACAAAATTGTCAACTGGTTCCACACGGTCGGCAAGGGTGTACTGTATGTGGAGCCTGACAGGGACAACGACTCCGAAGCGCCTGTTCACTGTTATGCGCTTGACCCGCGCTCCGCGTTTGTCGTGTACAGCCTGAGACCCGGCAATGAGCCTGTCATGGGCGTGAACATGGTGGTTGTGGACGGTACGGCGAAGTTTGATGTGTTCACGAGGGACACGGTGTATCACTTGTCCGGTGGCGTGACGGGTAAGATGCTGACCACGCAGGTGAACAGCGACTTCCTGGCGACGGCGGTTTCTATTGACAGCTATGAGCCGAACCCGCTGGGTCTGATTCCCGTGATTGAGTACAGGTACAACAGCGCGAACATGTGCGCGTTTGAAGCGGTGCTCCCGCTGCTGGACGCGATTAACAACGTCATTTCCAACCGCATTGACGGCGTCGAGCAATTTATCCAGAGCCTTGCCGTGGCGACCAACTGCGAGTTCCCGGACGGCACCACCGCCAACGATATTCAAAAGGCGGGCATGATTGTCCTGAAGTCCATCGGTGAAAACAAGGCCGACTTCAAGATTCTGTCCGAGCAGTTGAACCAAAGCGAGACGCAGGTGCTGGTGGATCACCTGTATGAACAGGTATTGCGGATTTGCGCGATGCCATCCACGACCAAGGGCGGCACATCCACTTCTGATACCGGCGCGGCAGTGCTGGCCCGGGACGGATGGTTCAATGCCGACTGCGCGGCCCGGAACTGCGCCGACCTATTCAAGGAAAGCAACCGGCAGTTCGACAGGATATTCGTTGAAATTCTGAAGCGGCGGGGGCTACTGGATATCAGTCTCAACGACTTTGAACTGAACATTGTTCGCAATGAGACTGCGAATATCCAGAGCAAGGCCCAGGCGTTCAACACCATGCTTTCCTCCGGTCTGCATCCTGAACTGGCGGCTTACAAGTCGGGCATTTCCAATGACCCTGTTGCAGACATGAAAATGTCTGACAAGTATCTCAGGATGATTTGGGGCGACCCGGACAAGGCGGATGAGGTTGAACAGCAGACCAACGGACAGGGCGAAGCTGAGATCATTGAGCGCGACAGCGACAACGGCGAGAATGAGACGGGTGGGGCTGTATGACCATTCTCCCGATTGACGAGATTAACGCCATGAAAGACCGGCTTCAAGTTCACTTCACTGAAGATTCAGGGGGTGTGGACGGGGAAAGCACCGGCAAAGGGCGCATCAAGTCACGCGAGGACGCAGAGGACATCATAGACGAGTTGTTAGACCTGTTTCTGCTGTCCTACGCCAATGGGGCTACTGCAACCAACAGCGAACTTGGAACGGCTGAGATGCCCTCTGTAGAGGCCGTGGACGCGGCTGTGAACAAACCGGTTGCCGGTAAGACATGGCGCGACAGGGTGATGGAGTATTACGAGTCTGGCGGGACGCTGTATGACATTGTTCGTATAGCGGAGACAGACGTCACGCGGATATACAACCAGGGCGCTGTGGACGCTGTGAGGGCGAACGGGGCCGAGGATTCGGTACAAAAGCGTTGGCGTACGATGGAAGATGATCGTGTGCGTGATACGCATCAATACCTCGAAGGTATGGTCGTACCGTTCGGGTCTGAGTTCTGGACATGGGACGGCGACCATGCGGAATATCCCGGAGGGTTCATCCTACCTGAGAACAATATCAATTGCAGATGTGTTGTTGAGGTAATTCGCGGCTGATGCCGCTTTACGGCTGTAGGGAAACAGCCTTATCAAATCGCAAACGGGAGACAACCCGACCAAAAACGGAAAACAGTGCGGACGAAAACCGCCTTGTCAAACGGAGGTTAAAGAACATGGATGAAACCAATGTTGTCACGACTGAACAGGCTGTTAATGAGCAGACTGAACCCGTAAAAACCGAACCCGCAAAAGTGACGAAGCCCGACCCGGAACTGGAGAAGCTGAAGGCCGCCCTGTCCCGTGCCAATGGGGAGGCTGCCGAGTACAAGCGGCAACTCCGCGAGAAGCAGACGGAGGCGGAGCGTGCCGAGGCTGAACGTGCCGAGGCTGACAAGGCCATGCGGGATGAACTGGAAGCGCTGCGCAAGGAAAAGCGCGTCAGCGACTACACAGGCAAGTGCCTTGCGCTGAACATGGACGCTGATCTTGCGGGCAAGACCGCGACCGCGCTTGCGGATGGCGACATGGATTCCGTGTTCGACTGCCTGAATGCGTTTGTTGAGGCGACAACCACCCGCCTGAACAACGAAGCACTGAACCGTCAGCCGGGGCTTTCGGCTGGCACACCGCCCACGACCAACACCACCGTGGACACAGACTATGAAAACATGCGCCGATGGATGGGCGCACCTTCCCGACGATAACACAACGAAAGGATGATTAGAGTATGGCGACTACTGTCACCGCTCCCGTGACCAACACGATTGGTCTTGCCAGTCGGTATCTGCCGATTCTGGACGAAATTTATAAGTATGGTTCCCTGTCCTCCCTGCTGGACACCGCTTCTGAGCGCGTCCGCTGGATTGGCGCTAAGACCGCCAACATCTTCACCATCGACCCCGTGGGTCTGGGTAACTACAGCCGCAATGCGGGCTTTGTTCCCGGCGATGTGAACGGCTCCTGGGTTCCCTACACCATCGAGATTGACCGTGGGCGCAGCTACATGGTTGACGTGATGGACAATGACGAATCCGTGGGTATGGCCTTCGGCTCCCTGGTTGGCGAGACTGAGCGCACCGAGGTTGTCCCCGAACTGGATGCCTACCGCTTCGCCAAGTATGCGGGTGCTGCCAATGCCTCCCAGAAGGTGACTGGCACTCTGGCTACTGGCGCTGCGACTGTGGCCGCTATCCAGACCGCCGAAGCCGCGTTGGACGATGCCGAGGTTCCCTATGAGGGCCGCATCCTGTTCGTGTCCCCCAACACCTACAAGAACCTCAAGGACGGCATCACCCGCTTCACCGAGAACGGCGATCCGAACGTCAACGGTCGGGTTGAGATGTATGATGACATGCGCATCATCCGCGTTCCGGCCGGTCGGTTCAACACCGCCATCACCCTGAACGCGCCCACCACCGCCTCCGCCGTGGGTGGCTACACCACTTCCGGTCAGGCGATTAATTTCATGATCATCCATCCGAGCGCTACGCTCCAGGTCGTGAAGCACGTCGTTCCCCGCGTGTTCAGCCCCCAGGTGAACCAGGAGGCCGATGCCTGGAAGTTCGACTATCGCATCTATCACGATTGCTGGGTGCTGTCCAATAAGACCAAGGGCATCTACGTCCACTCTGTCAGCGGCACTTAATGGCTATCGTGCGGCATCCTGACGGCTCTATCACGGTGGGTATCATCCCGGAGCCGAAGGAAGAAGCGAAGGAATCCGCCCCGGTCAAACGGGGCGGGAAAACCGTGAAAAAGTTGTAAGAAAGGAGTGCCGAGGATGACGAGCGAGGAAAAGCTGGCGATGGTAAAGACCATCATGGGGCCTGACGCGCCAGACGATGACACGATCATGTCTTATCTGACCCTTGCCAAGACCGAGATTCTTCAATGGCGGTTCAGCTACAACCCGGCTGACATGCCGGATGATGTGCCGCCCGCCTATGAGATGACTCAGGTCTACGCCGTGGTAAATGGCTTTACTCAGCGCGGGCTTGAAGGCCAGAGCGTTTCCATCGAAAACGGCATCCATCGGCACTTCGACTTCACCGACATGACAAGGTACATTCGCCAAAATGTGATTGCCTACGCAAAGGTGTGATGGTCGATGGCAAGGATGTGTTTTCGGAACATGCAGACGTTCTGGTATGCGCTGTATGAGGATACTGTTGAACAGTATGACGATTACGGCAATCAGATTGGAACCTCTGCGGAATATGGAAACCCTGTTCAGGCAAAGGCGAACATCTCACCGGCGAAAGGCGATGTCGTGGCGCGGCAGTTTGGCGACGATGACTTGTACGACAAGGTGATTGTCACCGGCGACAGAGACACCCCGATTGATGAATATGCGGTGCTGTGGATAGACAGTGTTCCCGAACTCGACGAAAACGGCGCACTGAAAGTCAACGCTGACGGCGAGATCGTAACACCGTGGGACTACATCGTGCGCAAGGTTGGACGGGGCTTGCCGAACTATGGCAGCACTGTGATAGCCGTAAGCAAGGTGACCGTGTCGTGAGCAGGCACATTGAGATTGACGTGTTTGACCCCGGCAGCATCAATGCGGCGATTGCCCAGTTGGATGATTACGCAAGGTGGATTCAGGTCAAGGCCGACGAATTGCGGGAACGCCTGGGTGACATGATCCGGGACAAAGCGCAACCTGTTTTCAACGCCTCTGTTGCGGACAATGTGTTCAGAGTTGTTGATGGTAGTCTCGTTGATGAAACTGAGTTCGGCAATGTTGAAGTGTATGTGATTTCAAGTCAAGACCTGACTGTGGTGTTTGCCGATGGTGAGGACGCGGTATTCATGGAGTTTGGCGCTGGCGTTTATTACAACGGCGCGGTGGGAAGTTCCCCGAACCCATTGGGCGCGAACCTGGGCCTCACCATTGGTAGCTATGGCCCGAATGGCGCGAAGGAAACATGGGGCTATTACGGCGAGGATGGTGAACTCCATCTCACCCACGGCACCCCCGCCTCCATGCCGCTGTACAGGGCAGTACAGAGCGTGAGACAGGACATTGTGCAGATTGCAAAGGAGGTGTTCGGTTCATGATTGACATCAATAATGAACTGTTTACCGCCATTGCAACTGTGCTGAGGGCGAGGTTTGACGGCGTATTCGTGTCCAATGAATATGTGCGCCAGCCGCCCCGGTTTCCTGCCGTGAGCATTGAAGTGATGGACAGCAGCGTGCTGCGCTCCGGGTCTGACAGCGGTGACATTGAGAACTATGCCGAAGTGATGTACCAGGTGGACATCTACAGCAACTTGAACAAGGGCAAGCGGGCACAGTGCTGGGAGATTGCGAACGCGGTGGACGAACAGTTTGCCCGGTTCAATTTCACCCGCACGTTCATGAATCCCGTACAGAACATGAACGACGCGACCATCTACCGGCTGACTGGCAGATACCGCGCCGTAGTAGGTAAAGATCAAACGATCTATCAACGATAGAAAGGACTGAGGACTTATCGCTATTTCTTCTTACAAGGCGTTCCTCATGCAGGGCACCGGCACCGGCACCCTGACCTGGGCGAAGCTGGTGGATATCAAGGATTTCCCCGACCTGGGTGCGGCCCCGGAACCCATTGAGACCACGACTCTGTCTGACTTTGCCCGTACCTACATTCCGGGCATCGAGAACACCGAACAGAAAACCTTTACCTGCAACTATACCGCTACCGACTACGCGACCCTGGCTGCCCTGAAGGGCACCGAGGTGAATGTTGCCATCTGGTTCGGCGGCACTGAGTCTCAGGGCGTGGTTACGCCTGACGGCAGCGCGGGCAAGTTCGAGGGCAAGGGCTACATCGACGTGTTCGTGGCTGGCGCTGGCGTGAACGAGGTTGTGAACATGACCGTCACCCTGACCATGACTCAGAATTTCGTCAAGGCGTCTGCCTAATTCAACTGAACAACCGGCAAGGGCGGGGGATATATACTCTCGCCCTTTAATAAAAAAATGAGGTATAAAAGCATGAGTACCATGAATCAGATCAATTTCGACTACAACGACAAGCACTATTGTCTTGAATATACACCTGAGAGCATCAAGCAGATGGAGGCGGCGGGCTTCTCGATCAACGATTTCAACGACAAGCCCCAGACCCGCATCGAGCAGCTTTGGGCGGGCGCGTTCCTGGCCCATAACCGCAAGACCAGCAACACCGTCATGAAGGAACTGTACGGCAAGATGAAGGACAAGGAGACGCTGGTCACCACGCTGCTGGAGATGTACAATGCCACGCTTTCCAATTTAATGCCCGATGAGGATGACGAGGGAAACGTGGAGTGGACGGCGACCACGTAAGCGGGGAACCGTCCGATGGCCCTGTGAGCTTTGCGGAGACGTTTGCGAACCTCTGCCCGCAGTACATGGCGCTTGGCATGACCTATGCCGAGTTCTGGGGTTCTAATACAGTCGTTCACAAGGCTTACAGGGAAGCCGCGAAGATCAAACAGCGCAGCGATGAATGGTCGCGCTGGCGGCAGGGCGCGTACATTTATGACGCGCTGTTGCGGGTCGCGCCTGTCATGCGGGCATCCTTTGGCGGCGGCAGGGTGGAGCCGGGCAAGTACCCGGAGGATCCGTGGCCGCTTACCGAAAAGGAAGCGCGTGAACGTGAGGAAGCCATGCGGATAAAGCGTATGGAGCAATTCATGGCGAAGCTGACGGCAGAGAGTAAGCAGGAAACTGAAAAGAGGGAGGCGATGAGCGTTGTCGGAGAGGATAGATAATCTTTCGATTGGCATTACGGCCAGTGCAGCACGGGCAGTAAGTGCCATAGAGCGCATAAATGCCGCCCTCGGCAAAACCGGGACTGCCGGGAAAGGCGCGGCTGGCGGCCTGAAGCCCACAAAGGATAAAATGGAGGATGTCGCCAGTTCCTCTCAAAAAGCCGGGGATGAAGTCAAAAAGGCAAGCGACAAGATCAAAGAGGCTGGCGATAAGGCCAAAGAGTCTGCCAAAACGACCAATAAGCTGCGGGACGCACTGAGCAAGATCAAGGTTGGTTCGGGGCTGAAAGACCTGGGTACCTTCTTCAAGAACCAGCTTTTCGGCGGCATCCAGAGCGCCATATCCGCTGCGAATACCCTGCTTTCCAGCCTGAAGCGCATTGCGTTTTACAGGGCCATTCGTTCAGCCATAAAGTTCATCACGAAGGGCTTGAAGGAAGGTATCGAAAACCTGTACCAGTGGAGCGCCACGGCGGATGGGACGTTTAAGAAGAGCATGGACAGCCTTGCCACGTCGGCGCTGTATCTGAAAAACAGCTTTGCCGCGATGGTAAGCCCGCTGATTGAAGCGGTGGCCCCGGCCATTGATTTCGTCGTGGACAAGGTTGTGGGCTTTTTTAACACCGTCAATCAGGTGTTCGCGGCGCTTACGGGTAAGAGCACCTATACGGTGGCAAAGAAGGTCGCCACGGTATGGAAAGAGATCGAGGATGACTCGAAGAAAACGAGCACGAACACCAAAAAGGCGGCGGACAACGCGAAGAAGTACGTCAACACCATTCTGGCGTTTGACGAGATTAACAAGCTGAACGGCGTCAATGAGCCTACAACTAGCGGCAGCAGCAGTACTCCCGGCAGCGACAAAAAGGGCGGCGGTGTGGATTACTCCACGATGTTCAAAACTCGGAAGATCAACAGTGGGATCGCCGACTTTGCGAACAAGCTGAAAGAGGCGTTCAACCGGGGCGACTGGAAGGGCCTCGGCAAGCTGCTGGGCGACAAGGTGAACGAGCTGGTTAACAGCGTTGATTGGGCGGGCCTTGGGCGCAAGGTGGGCTATTACATCAACGGCTGGTTCAGCACGAAATACTGGACACTGAAAACGATCAACTTCACGAAGATTGGTCAGAGCATCGCCACGTTCCTGAACAACGCCATTTCGCAGATCAATTTCAGCACGATAGGTCGGTACTTTGTCCGCAAGCTGACGGCCATTGCCGACATGATCATCGGGTTCTTCAAGACGTTCGACTTCGGGCAGCTTGCCTCGGCGATGAGTGATTTCGTCATTGGTATGCTGGAAGAGCTAACGGACTGGCTGGGCGAGACGGACTGGACGGATTTCGGCAAGACGCTGGCGGACAAGCTCGTGGACGTGCTGATACATATCAAGTGGGGTGAAATCGCTTCCGCGTTCTTTGGCGCGATGAACGCGGCGCTGATGGGCGGGCTTCACCTGCTGGGCGGCTTCTTTGATGAGTTGGCGTCCCGGTTCAAGAAGGAATTGAATTGGGACAAACTGAGCGATAATGTCAAGCAGAATATTCTTGACCTGATGGGACTGCTTGGAACATCGGCGCTGGCCGTTGGCGCTGTACTGGCGTTTAGCGGGCACATCGGACTCGGCATTGGGATCATGGCCGCTGGCGCGGGTGTGCTTGCGACAAAGATGGCAATGAACGAGAGCGTGAGCGAAAAGATCGACAAGAACATGCACGAGATCATGAACATCATTAATGAGCTTGCAATTGTTGTCGGTGTCGTGCTTGCGTTCAGTGGTCACATTCCGCTTGGTCTAGCGATCATCGCCGTAAATGCGGGCATGTTGGCTCACAATAATGTGGGTCAGGAACAGTGGGGCGCGATCAAAGAGAAGATTGACAAGGTGCTGAATGACAGCCACGGTTCACTCGTGGCCGCTGGCGCTTTGATGGTGATTGGTTCTATTCTTGTGTTTACAGGTGTGGCAACCGCGATCGGTCTTGCGCTGTTGCTTCCCGGCGCTGCGCTTGCGGCAAAGCATGTCATCAATGACGATTGGGGTTTTGTCGGCAACAAGATCAAAGGCGTAATCAATTCCATATATGAGTTTATCAGCGGTGAAAGCAATGCCCTGTTTGTCATTGGCCTGGTGCTGGCGCTGTCAGGTGTTGCAACACCTCTTGGCCTTGCCATAATTGCCGGTAATATCGTATGGGGCGCTGTGGAAAAACTCGGCGGCCCGCAGGAGATCATCAACAAGATCACGGCATGGTGGGGCGAAGTCAAAAAATGGTGGGACGGCCTGGGTGATAAAAAACTTCTGAAGCTGGGACTTGCCTTTGCGACAACGGTTGCAGAGCTGTTTAACCAGGTGAAAACGGCGTGGAACAAAGCCGCGTACAGCCTTACGATTGATTTGCTTCCCCGCCTGACGGGAACCTCCGCAAGCTCTCTGGGTAAAAAAATAGCTGAGAAACTGGGTTTCGGCAGCGGAATGGCGGGTAGTCTGGGAGAGCACTTCTTTGGCGGTGCAAACGCCGAGGAACTGTCTGTAGATGTCGCTGTCAATGCCGTGCCCGGCACGAATACAACGCAGTATGGTGGATTTATCCACCCGACAATTAAGAAGGGCGAAGTGATCAACGCCAATGTCAACGCCACGCCAGGCAAGGGCATGACGAGTACAGCGACCGGCCTTGCGGTGTCGAAGATTCCAGACAGTAAGGTTGACGCGCTGGTGGAATTGGTAAAGGACAACTGGAAAACCGTGAACGAATGGGTCACGGCGGCCACTGGCGGGGATGTGCTGGAAAATGTGCAGCTTGTCCGCAAAGGCTGGACACAGATTGACAAGTGGGCCGAGGCGTACAAGGGCGGACAGCTCAACCAGAAGATCGGACTGATCAAGTCCGGATGGTCGCTGATCAGCAGTTGGGCCAGCAAGTATACGGGTGGCATCGTAAAAAAGGCCGTCAGCCTGAAGCGCGACGGCTGGACATGGGTTGACGCCTGGGTGGAAACATTCTCAGGCGGAACCGTTGAACAGGGTATCAGCCTGTTTGTGGACAACTGGAGCGGGTTTCTAACGGGTGTTTCGAATACTTTGCACAGTTGGTTCCCGAACCTGTTCGCCGAAGGCGGCGTGATTCAAAACGGCAAGGTTTCCCGGTTCATGGACGGCGGCGTCATCAATGCCTACGCGGGCGGCACGTCGCAAACCCACGGCAGCCTGTTTCTTGCGGGAGAAGCCGGGCCTGAGATCGTGGGCCACGTGGGCGGCAGGACGGAGGTACTGAATAAGAGTCAGATTGCCGCCACGATGTACGAGGCCGTGCGAAGCGCCATGATGGGCGTCACGATTGACGCCAACGTGTATCAGGGCGCAAATGACGAGGGCGGCAATGAGGCCATGCTGGAGCTGATCATGGAGGGCAATTCCGCTACACAGCGTGAAATTGATATCCTACGCGAACAGAACAATATCCTCAGGCAGTTGCTTGAAAAGCCCGTGACGGCTGAGATCAGCACGAACGGCATTGTGAACGCGCTGTCGAGGAAGAACAAGCGCGACGGGACAACAGTTGTTCCCGTGAAGTACTAAGGGGGGCGAGGGTATGCCGAATCAGAGCTTGAATCCCATTCAGAGCGTGAACGGGGCAACGATACCTTGCCCCTCCTCCTATACCTACAAGCTGAGCGACATTTCCGCTTCGGACGCGGGCCGCACCGAGGACACGACCATGGACAAGATGCGTATAGGCCAGTGTGTGCATCTGGAGCTTTCATGGGCGTACCTAACCACGGCGGAGGTGGCGCAGGTGTTGACGGCGTTCAACCCTGAGTATTTCACGGTGACGTACCTGGACGCCATGCGCGGGACGTACCGCACCAGCACGTTCTACGCGGGCGACAGGAGCGCACCGATGTATAACAACACAGTGGGGCGGTGGACGAACGTCTCCTTCAATATCATTGAAAGGAGCGGACGGTAATGTATCAGGCTACGCAAACGCTGATGAACGCCTATGCAAACGGCCCGTATCAGAGCGCACTGCTGGATGTGTACTTGAAAGATAATACACATATGCAGTTGACCAACGCGGACATTATGGAGGATGGGCTGACAATTGACAGGTATACCACATACAACAACGTGGTTACGATGGGCACATGCGTTTCTTCGGAATTGAACGTGCGGCTCAACAATCACGACGGCAGGTTTGACGGCGTTAATTTCACCGGCGCAAGGATATATGTCTTTATTGATATATACAATACCACTTCTTACCGTGTAAGCTGTGGGGAGTTTATCGTTGACGGTCAGCCCAGGAACCGCAGTGAGATTGAAATTGTCGCGTTGGATATAATGTCGCTGTTGGACAAGCCAATGACGGTGGATATGTATATACGACCAGGGGGGCCGCCACCAGCGGCAGATTATGACTTTCTTTATAATGCTGTAAGGTATGTTATCTGGAATTGTACCGGTTATGATCCAGGTCTTTTCTATAGGTTGCCTAATGCATCATATTATATTGATAATAGAAAAATACCATTTTCAGACGGTGTATTGACATGCCGACAGTATGTATCATGGGCGTTTGCGTTAATGGGGGGGGTTGGGCTTTCAGGTTACAGTTCCAGAGCAATTGGATGCCGTTGGTATGAACCGTGGGACGGAGATGAAGGATCAACCCAGGTACGATATGTTTGTGATGCGTCAAACCGCTATAGCCTGGATTATTCCAATGAGGCCATCACAATTACCGGCTTGTTTTATAAGGCAAATGACCAATCCACTACGCTTAAAGGACAGCCGAATTATGCGTTAGATTTCACGGGCAATCCACTTGTAGAGGGGCTATATAAATATTCGAGTCCATCAATAATATCGGTTACTCCTGATGAATTGCTTCAAGATTTATGGGATCATTACTCGGATGGCATATTGAGCTATGTGCCGTTTTCCGCGACCGTTCGACCTGCTCCGTTCCTGTGGCCGGGCGACCCTGTGGAGCTTGTGACAACCGAGCTGACCGGGTATGATGAAGATGGTGAGCCGATATATATTGAATCGCACGAATCCACCACGATTACCCACGTCACATACAAGCTGAACGGCGCGACATACATAGCGGCAGAGGGGCAAAGCCCGGAAGAGCATCAAACCGTGCCGACAACCGGTTCTGGTACGACAACGGGCGCAAACATCCTTGCGGGGAATCTCACGGTTGCGGGTACCGCCTCTTTCAGTGGAGATATCGCTGTGCCGTCCGGCGGGCTGCTGAAGGTGGTCCGAATTACGCTATTCTCGAGCGTGAGTATTGCAGCGAACAGCAATAAGACCGATACCTATACCATCACATCCAGCGACATTGGCACGGGCTGGACGGCTGTCGGCATTGTAGGCTATAGCATGGGTCAGGGCACTTTTAATGTCTACCGTCTGCGCCTGGCAGTCGACAGCACCGACACCATCGAATACAGCGTGCGCAACATCGACAGCAGCGCACACACCGGAAGCCTGGGTTGTATGGTCCTTTGCATCCGCACCAGTCTGTAGGAGGGATGACCCATGAACATACTGACCATGAACACCAGCGGCATCAACGTGCTGGGCCGTCTGGGGGAGAACGACTACACACAGGCGCAGTTTGACGTGTACGCATGGCTGAGCGAATACCCAGATGGGCAGATCACGCTACTGAACCAGCGCTGCGGCGACACGGACGCCTACCCCGTGGCCGGGGTAAGCGTGAGCGGCAGCACGGTGCTGTGGGTGGTGAGCGACACCGACCTGAGCAAGGAGGGCGTAGGCCGCTGCGAGCTGATCATGCTGGCGAACGGCACGGTGGCGAAATCTGCGGTCTACATGACGAAGGTGCTGCCCGCGCTGGACGGCAGCGGGGAGGCCCCGGAACCCTGGGAGAGCTGGCAGATAGAGTTTGCCGCGCTGAAGGACGAAGCGGTTGCCGCTGCCGATGACGCCGAGGCGGCCTCTGAGGCGGTGCAGGACATGGGCGTCGATGCGGTGACCCTGGCTCCCGGTTCGGACGCGACGGTGACAAAGGCCGTCGACCCGGAGACGGGCGTCGTGACGCTGGAGTTTGGTATCCCTGCCGGGGAACAGGGCATACAGGGTGAGACCGGCCCG